GAGTGGGTTACCCACTGGATGGAACAACAAGCCAAATACACACCAGCAAAAGAATCTTATCGTACCGGCCGTTTAGGCTTTTCCAGCGAAGCTGGAGGTAAGACAAGGACTTTTGCTATCGGGGATTACTGGAGTCAAACTTCATTAAAGGTTATACAGATTTCTCTGTATAACACCCTAAAGACAATAAGTACAGATTGTACCAAGAATCAAGACAGAGGTTTTAAAACCTTACTGACTGAATCTTTGGGCAAACCTACATATTGTTTTGATTTATCATCAGCCTCAGACCGAATCCCTGCAGAAATGCAGAAGATAAGGTTGAGTGCTATGTTAAACCAAGAATTAGGTGAAGCATGGTACACAGTAATGACTCAGCGGGACTTTTATGTTAAAGACCTTAGAACATCTGTTAGGTGGAAGGTAGGTCAGCCTTTAGGCTTACTATCTTCTTTCCCTTCGTTTGCTCTTTGGCACCACGATATCATCCAGTATGCAGCAAATCTTGAAAGACTCGAGAACGGAAAACCGTTTCGATTCTTTAAAGATTATCGCTTACTAGGTGATGATGTGGTAATATTTAACACAAAAGTTGCAGAAACCTACCAGCTGATTTTAAGAGATCTCGGTATTCCGATAAATCTTGAAAAATCAGTGATTGGTGACAAAAGTAACTCCCAAATAGAATTTACCAAAAGGTTTAGTCTAAATGGGCTGGAGATGTCTTCAATCAAATCAAATATATTGAATAAAACTAAGCAGGTTTTCCTGTTAGATTTAGTTGATATAATGATTGAAAGGGACATCATCCCAGATACAGGCCACTACGGTTTGTGCGATTACCTATCATCAAAAGGTTACCACACGATTTCGATGATGTTGTGGTTTAGATCAGAATCATCCACCCATTTCAGGGTTAAAGATGACATTATGATCGCCCATTCCGATTTGACCCAAAGGGTCAAAGAGAAACGACACCAGAACATCTTAGAGAAATCAGCTGAGATTACGTCATTTCACG